GGCATCGACGATGGCCTGCCGGCCGAGCTGGGTGACGACGAGAGTGAACGGCATGGCTTCAGCTTCCCAGCGTGAGGATCACGCCGGAGAGCGTCAGCGGCTCACCGGCGAGGGTCAGGGCGTTGTTGGGGATGGGCGGCAGGGTGCCGGTGGGGGCCGTGGCGCGCTGGCGGCTGTAGACGAGGCTGCGCCCGCGGCCGACGAACCCGATGCCCCCGGCCAGCGAGAGCGCGACAGTGAACGTGAAGTGCGAGCGAACGGGCTTGGTCCGCCACACTTCGCCCATCACCTGGTCGATGAACCCGGCCGAGGGCGCGCCGCCGAACCCGGTCAGGCTCACCAGCAGCTCGAAGGTGTGGGGCTCTGCCGGGGGATCGACCTGCCACCATTCGCGCAGAAGCACCGTGCCGCCGTAGCTGGCGATGACGTCGCTGACCGAACGGCGCGTTCCCTTCGTGCGCTGGATGGCAACGGCCGCTGCGATGCGGGCGCGGCGCACCTCCACCGGCCAGGCCGGATCCCACGCATCGATCGAGAGCGCCCAGGCGAGCCACGGCAGCAGTTCTTCGGGACAGGTTTCGGCGCGCCACAGCGCCCGCAGCGGCGCCCCTATCGCGTCCACCCGCATTGCCGCGAGCAGATCCAGCGCCCGCTCGAGCGCAGTGCTGGTCGGCGGCAGCAGGCTGCTCACTCGGCAAACCCGCCGTCGGTGAGGGTCGTGCCAGTGCAGTAGCTCGCCTGCAGCCGCGTGATCACGATATCGGCGGCCGGCTCGACCAGGTCGATGTTCTGGATCCCGTCGGCCCAGAGCGCACCGATGATGCCTGAGCGGGTCACGTCGCGGCCGAGGCGGTGCAGGTCCGCGATGTGCGCGGCCAGCTGCGCTTCGGCGAGGTCCTGGACGATGGTCCGGTCGGGGCCGGGGAGGAACGTGAGCGTGGCCTCGACTGCGAACTCGACGATCTCGGCCGATTGCACGGTGAGGTGATCGGTCAGCGGGCGGATCGTGTCCGCGCTGAGCTTCGCCTCGACCGCGTCGAGGATGTCCGCGTCGGCCGCGCCGCTGCCGGTGCGCGACAGGACCGAGACGATCACTTCGCCCGGCGTGGGGCTGTCGACCGAGGCGTCGAGCACGTCGGCCGAGGCGGACAGGGCGTGGAAGATATAGGCGCCGCCAGGGCCCGCGACCGAATATCCCTCAGGCGCGAGCACCATCCGCCGGCGAAAGTCGGCATCGCTCTCCAGCCCGGCCGGCGTGCCGGTCAACGGGTCGGCCGGAGTGATGATGAACCGCTCGATCCCGTAGAGCGCGGCGAGGTTGTCGAGGTCAGCCCCGGTGGCGAACGCGGGCATCACAGCGCGGGCGGCGTCGTTCACCCGCTGGCGCAGCGCCAGCTCGCGGTAGGCGAACAGCTCGATCAGCTTGACCACTGGATCGCTTTCGAGATCGGCGTCGAACGCGATCCCGGCCGCGGTGCACAGCTCGAGGAAGCTGGCTTTCAGCGCGGCGACCGTCGCCTCGTAGTCGAGGGTCTCGACCACGGCCGGGGCAGGCAGGCGGGAGAGGTCAACGCCGCTGAAGCTGTCGGATGCAACTGGCATGGGCTGCACATCCGGCAGCCGGTGCACTTCCCTCAACGCCCGCGCGTTGTTGCCCGTGCGGTTACAAGCCGCGCTGCTTCACGCGCAGGGCGGTGCCGGACGATTGGAGCGGGAGCGATCTTTCGTTCCGGAGCCCCGATGACCAAGGCAATCGAAACCCTCGCCGGAGCCGACGCGGCGACCTTCCGCACCGCGGTGCTCGCCGCGATCGACGCGGAGGTTGACCAGCTCGCAGATCATGAGACCCGGCTCGAAACGCTGGAGGGGGCAGCGTACACTGACGAGAAAGCGCGAGATGCCGCGATGGCCATGCTCGTCGGCGCCGGCCTTCTTGTCGAAACCGAGAACGACGCAGGCGACGTCGACACCTTCACTGTGAACGCGGCGAGCGCCGCCGACGTCAAAGCTGGGGCAAGCAATACCAAGGCGATCACCCCGGCCGCGCTCGCGGGCTCAGCTGCAGCGCAAACTCTCGCCGATGGCGCGACCATCACCTGGGACATGAGCCTCGGTTACAACGCCAAGGTGACGCTCGGCGGCAACCGCACGCTGGGAACGCCGACCAGTCCGGTCGAGGGGCTGACTTACACGCTCGCCGTCATTCAGGACGCAACCGGCTCGCGAACCCTGACCTGGCCAGCGTCGTTCGACTGGGGGACAACCGGTGCGCCCACTCTGACCACCACGGCCGGCAAAGTGGACCAGATCACACTCCAGTGCACTGACGCCGTAACCCCCAAGTTCCGCGCCTACCTCTCGGGCAAGGGGTTCGCCTCCTGATGCTTCCTTATCCCTGCCCACTTCTCGCAGCCGCCGGAGGAGGAGGTGCTAGTCCCCTGTCGACGCAATGGCGACTGCTGTTCCCCTCCGGACAATCGAAGGGCGCTGAGGCCTCGGCTGTCGTCAGCATTTACGAAGTTGAGATGCGCGCCACAGCAGGCGGTGCAGACCAGTGCAGCGGCGGCACGGCTACTGCATCGAGCCAGTACGACACCAATCGCACGGCCGACAAAGCGTTCGACAACGATACGACTGGCTTCGGGTGGACGTCGACGGCGGCGGACGGCATCGGCTCGTGGCTCAAGTACACCTTCGCCTTGCCCGTCACGGTCAACGAGGTGGCGATCAACTGTGCGCTGACCGAGTATCCGACCTCGTTTAGGCTCCAGTATTTCGACGGCAGTCAGTGGGTCACCCACATGGCGCAGGATGGGCCGCTTACATGGGCCAGCGCCGGGTGGCAGACCTTTACCTATTCGGCGCCATTCGTGGAGAATGCCGGCTACACCAAGTGGCGACTGTACTTCGCCTTGGGCTGCACCGGCACGTACATGGACATCAAAGAGTGCGAGATGCGCGGCGCGGTGGGCGGCCCGGATCGTTGCTTCGGCGGTGTTGCCAGTTCGACCAATACCCTTGGTAGCCCGCGCACGCCGGACAAGGCGTTCGACAACGACACAACCGGGTTCCCTTACGTTCCAGGCAGCCCGACCAACGGCACCGGCACTTGGCTCGAATTCGACTTCTTCCGGCCCGAGACCATCCGCGAGGTAAAGCTGACCTACGGACCTGACACCAACTCGAGTCCGCAAACGGTGAACGTCCAGTATTACAACCCCGGCACTTCCAGCTGGGTTACCTACTGGTCGATGTCCCCTTCGGCTTGGACCGCCAACGGACAAACCTTTATCGCCTTCGGTCCCTGAGCTTGTGCTTGTTTTGCCGCTGAAACGCCCAGGCGAGCGTGACAGCCCCCAGCAGGGTGAACCAAAAGATGAAGCTCACGGCGGCGATCTGGCGGGCGGTGAGGCCGACGGTCCAATTCATGAAGGCTTCCTCGATTCTGGTGTCGAGCTGCCTAGAACCAGTCGCCGCGCGCTCCATCGCGCCAGCCTTGTGAGCATCTGATACACAACCCCGCGTCGTTATCGGGCGCGCGAGGGCCCGGCATGGTGGCTCCACTGGCGCTGAAGCGCTCGGGGGGACACACCATGGCAGCGCTGGGCGCGATCAAATTTCTGACCATCCATTGCGCGGCGACGCCAGAGGGGCGTGCGGTCTCGGCCGACACGATCAGCAAGTGGGACATCGAGCGCTTCGGCCAGGTGTCATACCATTGGGTCATCGAGCTTGACGGCTCGATGCACCGCACGCTCGGTGATGAGGCGAAGGGCGCTCACGTCAAGGATAACAACACCGGCAATATCGGGATCTGCTACGTCGGCGGCGTTGCTGCGGACGGCAAGACGCCGAAGGACACGCGCACCCCGGCGCAGAAGGCGGCGCTGCGCACGCTGGTGCGAACCTATCAGGACCGGGTGCCTGGCCTCGTGGTGCGCGGCCACCGCGAATGGCCGAAGGTGAGCAAGGCGTGCCCGAGCTTCGATGTCGCGGCCTGGCTGAAGGCGGGAATGCCGGCATGAGCCGGCTGCGGGATCCGCTGATCATCGCCGGCATCGTCTTGGCCGCACTCATGGCCTGTCTGCTTGTCGCGGGACTGGCGCGCCACGTGATCACCGGCGGCTCGGTCGCCAAGGCCGAGGTGCGCCTCGCTGGCAGTCAGGCCGATGCCGCGAGTGCCAGCGCGGCCGAGGCCATCGCGACCATTGCGGCCGGTGCAGCGAGCGAAGCCGCCATCGACGCCATCACCCTGGAGAACGATCGTGCCATTCGAAACGCCCCCGGTGCGAGCGCGCCTGTCGATCCCGGCGTTGCTGCTGCTGGCCTTGCCGGGCTGTGTCGGCGCGCCGCCTATTTACGCGACCAGCGCTGCCTGCAGTTCACTCCTGCCCCCTAGCTGGAAGGCCGCAGTGCCGGGTGCGCCGCTCCCGGCCGGCGGCACGGTGGGCGACTGGGTTGCTTTCGGCGATGCGCAGACCGGCCAGCTCGACAAGGCCAACGGACGCACCGTGGACGCAAT